ACTCAGGTAGGGTTTACGTCACACCATCAGGATTTAAGTATGCGTCCGTGACTACGGTTCTCTCCGACTACAATAAGAAAGCATTCTTTGAGTGGAGAGAACGTGTTGGTGCAGAGGAAGCTAATCGCATTTCTCGCATAGCATCAAGTCGTGGCACCAAACTACATACTGTGTGTGAAAAGTATTTGTTGAATGAAATGACTAGCATGAAACTTGCTAGTATGCTTCCAACGACAAAAGAGTTGTTTTACAAGATAAAGCCACACATTGATACCAGAATCGGCAAAATCTATGCGCTGGAGCAAGCCCTTTATTCCCACAAGCTAAAACTTGCTGGTCGTGTTGACTGTATCGCTGAGTGGGACGGAGTGTTATCGATTATTGATTTCAAGTCGTCAACCAAACAGAAAGATAAGAACAACATCGGCAATTACTTCATGCAGTGTACCGCATACGCGAGGATGTTCACTGAATTGACTGGTAAGCCATTGGATCAGATTGTAGTTTTGATTGGCACCGAAGAAGGTCCTGGTCAAATCTTTATTGAAAGTGCAGATAAATACCATACTGAACTTCAAAAATATGTCAACAAGCATTACCGAAAAGCTGGTTGACATTTCGTAATTGTAGTGTTATACTACATGCTATGGTTGTATGAAGCAACTAGAAACGGATTCAAGACGCGGGGGCAGTGCCCGCCAGGTCCACCAAAAGTATATTACCCTACCCAAAGGGTGGCCGACAGTGGTTGGAAGGATCGGCTCTTTTAGCTTATATGCTAGTAGTATGCTTTTGATGGGCCTGACACAGGATCGATTGGGTCAAGAGTACAGAAGTGGACAACTCACCAGAGTAGGTGTAAAAACTAAATCAAAGTAAAAGCAAACGAAAGTCGCTTTTTGATGGCTGCTTGATAGCCATCTAGGGTTTTTGACAGTTTACCCTCGTAACAGAATTAAACTGTCATCATCAAGAAAGGAAAATATGCGAAGTAAACCAATACTTTTCAGCATTACACTTTCCGCAATGATCGTATTTTTCAGTCTGATTAATATTGATCTACATGGCATCCTGCCATTCAAACCAAGTTATGAGTCTCTGACAAAAGATGTTCAGAAGCAAGTCACTTGTTTAGCGGAAAACATTTATTTTGAGGCAGCACATGAGCCAAAAGATGGCAAAAAAGCTGTAGCATTCGTAACAATAAACAGAGTACAATCAGGTAATTATGCAAACGATATCTGTGGTGTTGTATTCCAAAAGACTGGTGGCACATGCCAATTCTCATGGTATTGTGACTCCAAGTTTACCGACAGACGGTTGACAATCAAGTCTACTCCGTTGTATAATGAGATTAGAGAGTTGGCGATGCATATGATCATCAACTTTGAGCGTATGGAAGATGTTACATCTGGTGCAACATACTACCATGCAGACTATGTAAGCCCTGGCTGGAAATTGGAGAAGGTTGACAAAATTGGTCGACATATCTTCTACCGAAGCAAGCGGGATAATATTGATAGAAACAAGGAGTTTATATGAGCGAGTCTACTAAAAATTTTGATCTGATTACTGTGGTTGTATGTATTGCAATGGTTTGTATTTCATTCATTGCAGGTATCACACTATACAACATCAATGACCGCAACAACATGGCCAAGAACATTGAAGCTGCAATTGCAAAAGGAATGGATCCACTTGCAGTGAAGTGCTCTTATGAAACTCATCCTGGTGCAATTTGCATCACATACGCCGCAGTTAGAAAATGAGCAAAAGCGTACAACAACTCCTGAATGAAATTAGGCACGATGGCAGCAAACCGCCAATAACATATCGCCCAAGAGCGAAACGCATTAGAAAAAAACGACACTTTGATAGTTGGACTTGGGATTCACTGGAAACACCATCACACATTATGAGCAGCGAAAAAATCTTTATCGGCGCCAACGACTATGGCGATTATCTCTACTCGCAACTTCTGGTTGCGCGTGGTGAAAAAGACAAGTCAACTTTCAACCGTGACCTGAAGTTGCACGGCAATCGTAGCAAGTGGACAAACTTTATTGAGTCCGAGTTTGATGGTGACCATATCATTGAACTGTCTGAGTCTAATGGTTTGATCATCACAGACGATGAAAATTTCATCCGTTATGATGTAAGTTCCAACTCAATCACTGCCCGCATGTATGGTGATGCAGATTTCAATGCAGAGATTGAAAGACTTCTGTTACAAAATTTTGAAGTTGTTACATCATACATCGAATGGGTGTACTCAAGCGACGGCAATTCCGTCAACGTTCCATTGAACACTGAGCGTTTGCCTGTGCAAGAAATGTATCCGTTCTTGGGTGAAGAAGCACTTACATCATACTATGATCGTTTCCTAGCATCGCAAGCAAACATTTTGCTGTTGATTGGACCACCAGGTACTGGTAAGACAACATTCATTCGCGGTCTGCTTGCACACAGCAATTCATCTGCAATCGTGACTTATGATGCGGCCATTCTTGAGAAAGATTATCTGTTTGCTAGGTTCATTGAAGATGAAACTGGTGTTATGGTGTTGGAAGACTCAGACAACTTTTTGAAAGCACGTAGCGATGGTAACACCATGATGCACCGCTTTCTGAACGTTGGTGATGGTCTTGTGACTACAAAGGGTAAGAAGTTGATTTTCTCAACCAACTTGCCATCGATTCGTGATGTTGATCCTGCGCTGGTGCGCCCAGGTCGTTGTTTCGACATTTTGAATTTTGCGCCATTGAATGGTGAGCAAGCTACAAAACTTGCTGACAAACTTGGCACGACATACGACAAGAAAGACAGCGGCACTTACAGTATCGCAGAAATCTTTAACAAGCAACTTGAAAATAATACCAACCGTAAAGTTGGTAGCAAAATGGGTTTTATCTAAGGAGTATATTATGGCTGTACAACAATTTTCCATCAATCAAATTTCCAGTGAAGCTGACCGCAAGAAATTGCTGGACGCAATTCAGGAATGTTCCAACTCTATGATTCGCATCGGTGGTGAAAAAGATTTCATCAAAGAGGCTGTCTCTAAAGTGTGTGAAGACTTGAAGTTGCCTAAGCGCATCGTCAATCGCATGATCAAAGTTTATCACAAACAAAACTATGATGAAGAAGTTGCAACACACGAACAGTTTGAACAACTGTATGAAACCATCGTCAAGTAATGCCAACAAAAGACGAAATGCACAAGTTCCAACAAGAGATTGAAGCTCTTGTTGAAGGAACTAGCTATAACTATATGGAAGCAATTATTGAGTATTGCAACATAACAGGTATGGAAATTGAACTAGCATCAACTCTCGTCAACAAAGAACTAAAAGCAAAATTAGCACTTGTGGCCGAAGAGTTGAATATGATACCTAAATCTTCACGACTACCTATATGATGACTGGATACGAAGCATTCTCACTTTTTCATGTATTGAAATTGCACTTTACCTCGGATAGTTACGACTATTTTAAATACAATGGTAAGTGTAATATTTCAATTGAAACTTTTGAGCGCCGCCGAGACAAGTTCCATTTTTACAAGTTGTCTCGCAAATACAGCCATGATGACTTTCGCCAGTTTGTCATCTCCGTGCTGATGCATAATGAAAATGCTTGGGCAGGAACTTTATTGGAAGATGAATCGAATCAGGTTCACATGAAGAGGATGGCCACGATCCAATCACTGAGTTACACATTCAAAAATGATTGTGCTGTTATCGGTGAATCTGGTGATACCAATGCACTACTCAAAACGACAGGTGAATATCCTGAGCTATTGACGATGGCGTTGCAGAATGTAATAAGTATTGAAACATTGTGCATCCTGAATTCATTCATGAATTTCTTGCCAATGTGGGCACGTAAGATTAATGATGATATTCGTTGGCCTACTGTCCACAGGAAGCTGGTAAAATATGAACGGTTTATACAATTCAATCGTGAGTTGTACAAGAAACACGCACTTGAGGAATTGAAATGATTGAGAAAATCTATGTGGACATGGACGGTGTGTTGTGCAACTTTGAACGCAGATACTTTGAATTGTACAATGAATTGCCTGGATCCATGCGCGACAGAAAAGACTTCAATTTGCATTGGGACGATTTCATTGTAACAAAGCAATTTGAAACTCTTGATTGGTATCCTGGTGCACATGAATTGGTAGAAGCATGTCATGCGACAGGTCTGCCTATTGAGATTCTGACATCATCTGGTGGTGTAAAAAATCACAATGAAGTTGCTAGACAAAAAGTGGTCTGGCTAAATGATCATGGACTTGGCATGTGGAAGCCAAACGTAGTCGCAGGTCGTAAGAATAAAGCTGGGTATGCAACACCAAATACCATTCTAATTGACGATACGCCTGACGTTATCCAAGCATTCAATGGTGCTGGTGGTGTTGGTATTCTTCATAAAGAGATTGGTAATACACTGCTGATGCTCAAAAATCGTATTGCAGTGTGACTATATACATGATATAATGAACACTGTGGACAAAAACATACAACGTAATACAAGGAAAATACTATGTCTTTCGCAAATCTAAAGCGCAATCGCGCAAGCCTGGAATCTCTCACCAAGGCTATCGAATCCACCACACAAACCGCAGAAGCTGGGTCTAAAGATGACACACGTTTCTGGCAACCGACTGTAGACAAATCCGGCAACGGCATGGCTACAATTCGTTTCTTGCCTGCACCTGGTGTTGATGGTGAAGATGGTCTGCCATGGGTTCGCCGTTTTGATCACGGCTTCCAAGGTCCTGGCGGTTGGTTCATCGACAATTGCTTGACAACTGTTGGTGAAAAGTGCCCTGTCTGTGAGCACAATAGTGGATTGTGGAACTCTGGCGTTGAAGCGAACAAGGATATTGTTCGTAAACAAAAGCGCCGTCTGAGCTATCTCGCAAACGTCTATGTGGTCTCCGATCCAGCACATCCAGAGAATGATGGAACTGTTCGTCTGTTCAAGTTTGGTAAGAAAATCTTTGATAAGATTTCTGAAGCAATGAATCCAGAATTCGCTGACGAAACACCATTGAATCCATTCGATCTTTGGGAAGGTGCAAACTTCAAGATGAAGATTCGTAACGTTGAAGGTTATCGCAACTACGATAAGTCAGAATTCGCCGCACAAGGTGCATTATCTGATGATGAAGATAAGTTGGAATCAATCTACAACAAAGAACATTCATTGAAAGAGTTTGTTGAGAAGAAAAACTTCAAGTCGTTCGATCAATTGAAAGCTCGTCTTGATAAAGTTCTTGGCTACGAAGGTGATATCGTTCCTGCTACCCGCGCAGAGGACGTTGAGCTACCTACAGCAACTCGCGCCGCACCAGTTCGTGCATCTGCTCCTGTCGCATCAACAACTGATGACGATGACTTGGATTACTTCAAGTCGTTAGCAGAAGCTGACTAAACCATGAATCCCGCCCAGTGCGGGATTTTTTATGCGTACTGGCGATTCAATATTAATCTAGCAACTTCATCGTCCATGACACTGGCCATTGTTACGGTACCGCCCATGCCTGAAACTTGTGGTGCTGGAGCAGGTGTAGTAACAACGACAGTCTCTGGTTTTCTAGTTATTGCAGAATCTCTGGCAGCATTCACTTCACTTGATGATGTAGCCAATGATTGGCCTTTATTGCTCGGTGCATTGGCCAATTTTGTGGCATGTGGATTTTCATTTTTCTTCAATCTTCCTGCTAAAGTAGATTCAAATTCTCCTACCTTAAGTTTGTGAAGTTCTGGATTGTTGCCTATTTTATAACCTTTAGCTGTCATTGCATCCGCAACCGACATATTTGGATTTTTCTGAATTGCTTCATGAACAGCTTTTGTGCCTGCTGGTCCAATATAGTGTGCCATGTACTGATTACCTGGAGTAATTGGAATATTCATATTTTTCAGGGATGCCGAATTTTGTTCCAAAAGTCTCTTTTGAAGTCTCTCTTGTATTTCTGGTGTAAACTTTGTTGTGTTGACATCCAGTCCTTCCTGTTGAACTAATCCCGGTATGAGTTTTCCTTTACTATCTTTTCTACCAAATAGTGTTGTTGTCATAAATTGATATTTACCAACAGCTCCGTTAGCACCACGTGTTGCTTGATATTCCCCAACCTCTTTGAGTGTCATATCAGTTAATGACTTTCCTGTTTGTGTTTCAGCAATGTTAGTGAACTTACCACTCTTCAACTTCCTATCACCAAAAGAAACATTATAGTTTCCTAATGATTCTGCTCCACCAATTTGTTGAGATATACCAGTCGGCGCCGTTGCCGCCGGTGGTGGAGTTTGCATTGTGACATTGCCTGAAGACATCCGCGAGGGCGCGTTTGTAGGCGCAGCAGGCATGTTTGTAGTTTGATCAACAACAGGATTATATGTCGGAGGCTCTGAAGTCACTAATTTTTGTGATGCAGCATTTTTGCCTTGACTCCACGACTCCAATTGTTGTTTGGTGTAACCATCATACTCACCAGCATCCAATAACATTTTTGCTGTGCCGGGAGGCATTGCGGGTGCCACGCGAGCCTGTTTTTCCAGATTAGAAATATTTTCTAAAGACGCATTAGGATTCTCAATTTTATTGGTAATTGGATCATAACCACCCAATTGTTCCCGTGCCGCTTTTTGATTTGCTGGAGTTTTGATGCTTTGTAATTCTTTTTCTTTCTCAGGTGATAGTTCACCTGCATCTTTTTTCTCTTTCGCCAATTCCAAAAATTTTGCTCGTTTTTCGTCAACATCACCACGCAATTCTGCAAGCATTGCCCCGGCCGTACCAAGTGCTACTAGTGCCAAAAAGACTGGATTTGCAGCCACCGCACCAGCAAATTTGATTATAGTTGATAGTGTATTACTAGCGATACCCATAACTTTCATAATGTTGTCGATGCTAAAAATATTCATAATAGTTTTTAGAGCACCGCCGACAACAGAACTCAACATGCCTGGAATCTTAGATAAAATTGCTTTCAGACCAGCAAATAAAAAAGTTCCATATTCCAATAATTTGCCTATAAAACCTTTTTTATCAGGATCATCGTTTGCTTTTTGACCAAGTTTAGTTGGTTTATTTTTCTCCATGGCACTCTCATACATGGCTTCACGTTCTTTAGCTTTACTGAAAAACATGTCAGCTTTAGTGGATGGAGTGCCACCCTGTAGTTTAACCAACTTAACAACGTTTTGGCGCATCACGTTCATATCACGTGCCATCATAGGAATACCCATAGTATTCTTTGCTGTGATGGTTGCGTTTTGATTGATAGCTTGTAGTAATGCATTATCAACACCCGAAGTTTGACTAGATTGTATTGAACTAGTTGGTGCTGTTTTCGAAGAAGTTGCTGAATATCCTTTACCGAATATTTTTTGTCCGAGTACGGAACCGATGCCAGAACCACCAAACAACGCATTGCGTATGTCTAGTTTTTCTAGTGTTTTTTTACCGATAGCACTTGCTGCACCAGTAAGAATTCCCTTAGACTTATACTCATTTTTTAGGATATCTACTATTTTACTCATTTTGTCCTCTGCATTGCTTTTATACGTTCTCGTTCCTCATCAAGATGCCTTAGTAACATGTTTACATAAAGCTCTTTTTCCCACGGTATCATATTTTCCAGTTCTGTCAGACTATACTTGTGGTGTTGCATTAATGCAAAGTTAGTCTGGTAATGATTTCCCAGATTATCGTGACAGAACATTACCCGAAAAAACTTTGGATTCCTTCAAGCTCAATTTTATCTTCATGATGACATTTGAAACATTTGAAATCCAACGTCTTTTTCAACTTAGGCATCGTATCGAAGAAGTGTTTGATTTTTTCAATATCACTCATTTGTAATTGATCAATGAAATCTTGCAATTCCTGTTCAGAAAAATCTTTTGCGTAGTAGACATTTTCAGCATCATAAACATAGTCAATGCATTTGATGGTTATACTCAAAACTGCCGAAATGTCATCAGTTGTGTTGATTGCATCCATCATAGTCAAATCTGGATATTTCATAACAACGCCAAATTTTTCTGTGATTTGAATTTTTTTATCGTGATCCAATTCGAATTCAGGCACAATCTCTGTCAACTTTAAATCGATCTCTACTAAATTACCACAGGTCTTAGCTTCACTGTTTTCATTCAATACTTGATTGTTGCATTTGTATTTTAGATTGACAACTTCACCAACAGACACTGCTCTCAGATTTAGAAATAGATATTCAATATCAAAAAGAGGCAACTTCTCAACTTCAAAATTGTCGGTCAGAATACAATTATTTAAAATTTGTTTGATGATTTTGATAACAGCATCAACATCATCACTTTCGTTTGCCATGAGGAACAGCTTTTCCTCTTTAACTGTGAATGGACGATAGTCCAATTTTTGACCATTAGACTTCAAAGTGATCGTGTAGACCGGCACATCAATTTTTGGTAAACCCATATTATCTCCATTAAATTAAATTATATTTCGGATGCTTGGTATAATACCTCGCAACTGATTTCTGATAGCTTCCGTCGGAACACCAGAAATCAATGCTGCACCAAGAACAGCGTCAGCATCATATTTGCCCTGATAGAGCGTTTTGTATTTTCTGTACGAAAATTGTACAGTCAGTCTATGGAAGCTATCCTCGCCCCAATTCAACGGCTGTGAAGCAATGGATATGGGAAACGCATCAATCATTTCCACTGCATAAATTTGTTTGATGAAATCATCATACTGAATGATTTTCAAATTTGTAAGGTATCTTGTATCATCATCGTTTGGAAATCTAAGATTGTGTGTGTCGTTTGGCATTATAGCCTCTATCCAACGATCAAACAATTTTCTCTCATAGAAATCATTTGTACACAGGAACGTCAATGAGATATCAGCAAACTGTGTCTGATAAGGAATCTTATATGTCGGACCATACACTTTAGCGTCTTGGGTCAATATCGACTTGCCTGGCAACTCAGTGCTTTCACACTGCAATGCAAGATATCGAGATATTGAACTATTTGTCGTTTTTGACTGCTCATCGGTATTGTCCCGATTGAAGATGTTTGTAATATCGCTAACGATTGTGTTGGGTAAATTCACAATCTGCTCAAGAACGGATTGCCCTATGAACTCATTGATGTACTTAGGAATCGGCAAAATTACCTGAAACCTATTCGGTTTAGCTAATCCACCTTTGTTGTTGATGTTCGATAGGAATATGTTTGGGAGAAATGCCATTACTTTTTCTTTCTTGAGTCTGCCCAGACTTTATTTTTATTTGCTTTTTCAAATTGCTCAACTGGTAGCAGTGCAGCAATATCCCATTCACTTGCAGAAATTTCTACGAATTGTCCTTGAACATGATTTCCTAGATATCGCTTGATGCATGGACTAGCCCCATATAGGCGACTGAATGATGCTAGTGCCTGATATGACAATTTCAATCTAGTCCTATCGTCAAATCGATTATCTGTGGCCAACTCAGATAATTTGTCTAAGAGAAGGATGCGCTGCTTTGGGTGAATGTAGTGTAAATTCAGCCCTAAGAACCCGTCTGGGTATAGTTCTATTGGAAAAACCAGGGGGAACCTGTCGTAATATGGCAGCGAATCTTTCGTTTTTGGATCATAGTAAAAGAAGTACAATTTGCCGATGATGCTCTTTGGAGTATTTCTTTCGGCTGATTTTGTCAACTTATGTGGAGTTGCACGTAAGTCTCCTATCTTGGATTGTAACCAAGTCCTAGCTTGCTCAGATCGAGCTTTATAACCCGTCTTTGCTAATTGTGCGTTTATTCTGTCTAGTAGATATGCCATGGTCTATTTATTCACGAAATACCCAATTCTTTTTCGGTCAGTATCTGGAATTTCCACCCATGTGTGTGACAGAATTCATCTGCGGCCTTCCATTTCATCTGATTTATTGCATATGTTGCAGCTTCCTGAAGGAACCGCTTGGTCTTTCTTTTCTGTACAGGACGCTGAGTTTGTGCAAATGGCTTGACCTCAATTACATGAGTCATAACGGTACCGTCTTTCCTTTGCACTTTTATGATGAAGTCAGGAAAATAACGGTGCCTTTTACCATCAACCGGCGACACATATGGAATCGCCAGCTCCTCGGATGACCACCAAATGATATCTGGGTGATCGTCAAACCATTTCATACATCGAAGTTCCCAAGAAGATCGATATATGATATTCTCGGCATTTCCGTTGTATTTTTTGGGATTCTGTGGGGTGAATCGACCCTTATAAGTATTCTTTCCAAATGACATATAAATATGTAGTCAACAAGGAACAACAATGGCAATTTTTAATTTGACCGATATTGAAATAAAACCAGCTAATAGAAGTGGCGTCTATGATGCCGCTGCGCGTGTCTCAAGAACACAATCGGATGAATTGTATAATACTGATATAATGCGATATCCACTAGATGTGGGCGGCGTGGATAAAGGTCATTATATGATTATTCATATAAACGAACAATATCATACACAATTTCCCTCAGGCTCACTCGCGGCAGATTTACCCACAGTTGCAGCAAATGCTAAAAAATATGGCATCAAAAAAATAAATCAGGCGATAGGAACGGTTGTCGGTGCAGTAGGAGATGTTGTGACTGACAGTGGTTTCACAGAAGCACTTACACCGCCTATTCGCATTCCCGACACGGCCAGAGACATATTGAACAAAGGCAAAAGTCAATTTGAAAGAATTGCTGATACTGTTGGTGTTAGAACCATACGTAGAACTACGGAGACCATTGCATTGTATATGCCGGACACCATGAATTTTTCGCAAGGACAGTCATACAATGAACTAGATTTGCAGAGTCCTCTAACAAAAACCATGGGAGAAATTGCTTCCCAGGTGGATGCCTACAAAGCTGGAAAGGGTTTTGCTGAGGGTATGGTAAACGGTATCAGTAATTTGTCGCCATTTTTTGCTAGTTTTTTACCAGGCAATTTGGGTCAAGCTGCGTTCGCTGTTGGTTTTGGCTTGGTTCATAATCCAATGATAGAGATGCTATATTCGTCTCCCCAATTTCGCCAATTTCGTTTTGATTTCATGTTCTATCCTCGCTCACAAAAAGAGGCAAAAGAGGTTCAGAAAATTTTGAGGAAACTGCAATTTCACCAAGCACCTGAAATTAGAAAAGATAGTTACTCAGTATTTCTGATTCCTCCATCTGAATTTGATATCAAGTTTTATTATAATGGTCATGAAAATCCAAACATACCAAAAATATCCACATGTGTATTGGAAAACATAGATGTTGATTATGCACCCAGTGGTTTTTCCACATACGAAGTCCCAGGACAATTCAAGCCAACTGAGGGTGGAACTGGAATGCCTGTAGCTATAAGACTTAGCTTATCATTCAAAGAGACTGAATTTATGACAAAAGATCATTATCAGAAATCGGATACTAGCTATAGTAGTGAATTTAATACGCTTGGGTTCTAAACACATGTCCAAATATTTCAACTTTTTCAATCAAATACTATATGACAATGTTGGTAATAACACCAACTATGATCTAATTACCAACATCACAACGAAATTTTCTTTTGATGAATCATTCAAGAAAAACTCTATAGTTTTTTATCAACACTCGATAACTGACGGTGAAACACCTGAAATGCTGGCCCATAAAATCTATGGCTCATCGGAGCGTCATTGGATTATATTATCACTGAATGATATTGTTGATCCTCGCTTAGAATGGCCCATAGAGCAAAGGAGCTTGATTGATTTGATAGATAAGACATATCAAAGCAGAGCAAATACTGCAAACAATCAAACAGGATTATCGTGGGCAAGAACAAACGTCCATTCATACTACGTCCAAGAAACACAGATAGACCAGACAAACAATAAAAGTGTCACACAAAACAGAATTGACGCAGGCACATATGCAAACACATCAATTGCAACACAAACTCTAACGACACCGAGTGGAAGCACGATTACGATTGAAACAAGCAAATATTTGAAAACATACTATGAATATGAAATTGAGCAGAACGACAATAAGAGAATCATAAAAATTTTGAAGCCGGAATATGCGCCACTGGTTGAGCAAGAATTTAGACAGGTCTTTAAATAATGCAAACAACGACACTTGGGTATGAGATATTAAATCTCACGATTGAATCTATTGATGGCAAGAATGGTATAGATATTAGATTCATTTTTGATGAAATCAACATTTTTGAGAATGTCATGCTGCCTTGCATGTCCGGCAACATCGTCATCCATGATGCGATAGGACTATCCACCAAACTGAACTTTGATGGAAGCGAGTATATTCGCATCAACATCACCAAGGACGATAAAACTCTAGGCAGACAATTTGATATGAATTTTGATAGACGATTTGTTATCTACAAGTTGTCCAATCGAAAAGAAGTTAATCAGAACTCTGAGATTTACACACTTCATTTTGTCTCGGATGAATTCATCCTCTCACAGCAAAAGAAAGTTAGAAAGAATTACAAAGATACTCATGACAAGATGATCATGAGTATCCTGAAGGAATATTTGAATTTAAAATTTGAGACACCACAAATTGGAAGCATATTTCCAACAAGTGGTGTGCATGAGTTGAATATTCCCAATCTATCGCCGTTTGATGCAATAAATTACATCACCAAACGAGCGATAGGGCCATCTGGACGCCCAGATTATCTGTTTTGGCAAACGCCACTGGCCGGATATAATTTTATGCCTCTATCGGAGATTCTAACATTCGATGCGCCACATACCATAACATTCGGTGCAAAAAATCTACCAGTCCAAACAAAAGAGAAACAATTTTTCAGTGAGTTGTATGGCGCTAGAGACTTGAAAATCATTTCACAGTATAACTACTCCGAAAACATCCAAGCTGGAGTTTATGCCGGCAAATTTATCGGTTTCGACACGATAACGCGAAAAATAAAAACGCATAATTTGTCATACTCAAATGTTTACAACATGGAACCAAATCATGCAAATGAGTATCCACACAATAACAAAATTTTGAATAAAGAATACAATACCGCAGACACGATGTATGATTCGCGTGTGACACTTTATCCATTCCAAACAAACAGAGCCAATAATTCATATCTACTGACTAACGACACACGTTCAACACAGAATATTGATGACACTGAAAAGTACATCCTACAGAGAAAAATGATATTGTCCAATCTAATGCAAAGGAAACTCAATATATCCATGCCTGGCAATTTCCAATATGTTGCAGGATCAATGATTGAATTACTTGTGCCTAAGAGAAATAACATCGATAAAGATGAATATACAGATGGTGACAAAACACTAAGTGGAAAATATCTAATCACAGGTCTACGACATGTCATAAAATTTGATAAACATGAAACGTTACTTGAAGTGGTGACTGATTCCACTAATTATGGAGCACGATAATGAGTGAAGATTTCGCAGGCAAAAACGGGCACCATTGGTTCACAGGCATCATCATTCAACGTGATGATCCGGCGAAGTTGGCTAGAGTTCGTGTTCGCATAATTGGTTGGCATGACGCAGGAACTAAGGTAGAAGATTTACCTTGGGCAGAGGTATTACTTCCAATAAACGCATCAAGAAATTTCAGTCTTCCTGCTGAGGGTGAGTGGGTTCATGGATTTTTCAAGGACGGTATCAATGGGCAACAACCTGTAATCGTTGGGGTATATCCAGGAATTATACCGACGGGAGTGGAGATTACCGATGAGCCCGCGTATTATCCACCGAAAGCCAACAACTCTCCAAAACTACCCACCGATGTGAAAAATGATCGTGTTGGTGAATCCAATGTTCCTGCGCTAGGAAGAGAACTGCTCGTTTCAACAGGAATTGAATTCTCAAATAATAACAGATCACATGCATGTGATACTACATTATATGTGAGGCGCTCAATTGGATATGCCACTGGACTGTCAAAGCAAATTGCTACGGCAATTAGAGCCGCAATCAAAGCATTTTTGAAAGCTATTGGATCGGCAACACCCTCCGGCGCAGGAGTTGCTGGCATGATCAAAAGTCTAGCACACTCAATCAAGAAACTGACAGAAATAATCAAAAAAATAAATTCAAGTCTGGATGCTTTCGTCACTCAAGTTGCGTATATCAAATCTGTCATCAACTATATTCTAAATCTTCCAGCAAATCTACTGGCACTATTCAAGAAGTGTTTAGCTGAAGCATATGCTGAATTGAATGCTGGATTTATGCAAATAGCATCCGATTTCGATTTGACAACTATTCCTGAAGTTGATGAAATTGTCACTGCTGCAAAAGGCGCACTAAAAGACGTAGTTGATCTAGCAAAAGCCACGGGCGAATTAGTGTCGAAGCCTGGTGCTGTAATAGATGCTCTAGGAAACACAACCACAATAACAGATGATCAAGCTAAGGAGTTAGTGGGTGATTTATTTCCTGGCGCCGAAGCATTTAAACAAGAAAATTTTGAAAGACCCTAATTATGGCAAAAACTGAACAACCAAGTAGATACTCATGGACAGAGCCTGAGTCGGACTACAAAGCAAAATATCCATACAACAATGTGATGCAATCTGAATCAGGACATTTTCTTGAATTTGATGACACAAAGGATGCCGAGAGAATACGCCTGCAACATCGTGTAGGAACATATACAGAGATACAGGTAGACGGATCAAGCGTCAACAAAATCATAGGTGACAACTACCAGATCGTCCTGAAAGACAACAATGTATTGATAAGCGGTGCATGTAATATTACAGTTGAGGGCGACTCAATATTGACGGTGAACGGTGATTGTGTTCAGAGAATAAAGGGCGATTTCTTACAGGAAATTGAAGGCGACTACCAACAAGTTGTCAAAGGAAGCATGAGCATAACATCAAAGAATGACATTGATATCACAGCAGGATCAACTGAAGGATCAATCTATATTACAGCGCCAACTGTTGTTGACATAACCAGTGATTTGGATGTGGATGGCGCTATAGCGGGAGAATCAATCACATCCAGAAATGAAGTGACCGCTGGTACAGGTATTCACGCTGGTCTTCCAGGTTCAACTAATCCATTTGCGGGCATATCAACTTTAGGCGGCATGTCTGCTGGATTCATGACACCAGGCATTCCAGGAACAATCAATGCTACAGTGAGTGTAAATGCGCCATTGATTTCAGGTATAGTTGTGACAGACATTGTTGGTCCTATGCAGTTGATTCGTCTTCTCTACAACACTCACACACATTTCCATGCAAGAGGACCAGGATTCACGGCAATGCCAATTCCTATGATGTAATAAATATGAGAATAACGGAGACTATATTATGACACGACCAAATGTATTCAGTAGACTGGAATTTAGCTTTGATACTGCTAAGTTCGGTGATGCACTGGATCTCAATCCAAAGGTTTTGAAATTCCTGGAGCAAGCTGCATTGCCACTACCTGACTGGCAAGCTGACGATCTGGCCAATGATGTGGTAACACCAAGTAGATATTTGAAGAATCCACATGAAAATGTCATCATATCACTAACGCAATCTGCAACAAGTCTTACTTCATTAGCAAATACAGGAAATACAATATTCCAATATGCATCGGCTGAGGCTGCAGGCCTAAGCACAGCCGCAGCCAATTTCATTATAGAATTGCAGCGATTCAAAACTCACACAGATAATATATCTGGTCTAGGAACAATGTCTGAATATGCCAATATTCCACAATATGATATTGCAGTTGCAATCGGCCAGAAAGTTTTGGAGATCACGTATCGTTCAGACTATGCGGCTCAGCCAAAACAGAATGTGACATACAATTCCATCTTTGATCCCGCGAATGCAAATACAGTTGTGGTAACAACATCAAATAATTCTCCAAACGCGGCAACGATGTTAGGATCATTCACAAGTCTGTACATTGGTCCAGACCTGCAAGTTTATAATACTTTACTGGCAACAGGTGTTTTGACAGTTAACAACTCCCTAGTATATGTTCCGCCTTCGGGGGAGGAGGCAGGATACTGGACATCCAACATCTCTGTTCCGTCAATCACTACCATATATGACGCAGTGGTCGCGGCGAATACTCTGATCGCAACACGCAGAAATCATGATTGGAATTTCTTTGAAAAGTCTCAAGAATTGGTGATGGACACAGTTTTTCTAAGCAAGTTCTCTTCAATGGGAAATTCACAAAAATCCATGGTCAACAATCTAATCGGTACAGATTTATTGATAGACAATATGGCCAACGCAGCAAATTCAATACCCAGTTGAATAAATAATAAATGGCAACATTAAACGCTAATATTACGAAAAGATTCATTGATCTGGATCTGAACTTCAATAGTCATCCTATCAAAAAGGACGTGACTAAGGTTGTGGATGAGATGGCCGTAATCAATTCCATCAAAAACTTGCTATTGACGAATCACTATGAGCGTCCGTTTCAGCCTGATTTGGGTTCAAATGTTCGCAAATTGTTATTTGATAACATGGATCAAATAACAGCATCGGCACTGGAGCGTCAGATAACAGACACTCTACGAAACTTTGAGCCAAGGGCACAGATAACGTATATGAATATTTTGCCGGACTTTGATAATAATTCATACAATGTTTCTATGGAATTTAGAATCATCAATAAAACTGAACCCATCTCAATACAGTTCTTCCTACAGCGTAGTAGATAAAATAACAGAAAGCAAGTGACTTAAAATGGCAGATCGCTTACAGGTAACCGAATTAGATTTTGATCAGATCAAAACCAATTTGAAAAATTTCATGAGACAGCAGACTGAGTTTGCTGATTATGATTTTGAAGGCTCAGGACTAAACATTTTATTGGATGTTTTAGCATACAACACACATTACAACGCATACTATCTGAACATGATTGCCAATGAGTCATTCATGGAATCAGCAATGCTTAGGAGTTCTGTGGTATCACATGCAAAAGCATTTGGATATACACCAAGATCACCAACAGCACCACGTGCAATCGTTCGTGTTGAAGTGGAAACAGGATCATCTGCTGCAGGTACTTTGGTTCTTCCTAAAGGGTTCATATTCATATCGGATCAAATTGACGATAGAGCATACACATTTGTGACATTGGAATCTTATAGTGTTGCTAAGGTAGGCACAAAATTCATTTTCAATAATATACCCATCTATGAGGGTAAAATATTTACCTATTCATACACTCACACCGAACTGTCTAATCCAAGACAAATATTTGAGCTTCCCGAATCCAATATCGACACATCAACAATAACTGTTTCTGTTAGAGCATCAGCCGCAAACACGGATACTACCCTGTATTCATTGAATACTGAGGCACTGGATCTAACAACAACATCTGAAGTATATTTCCTCCAAGAAGCATTGAATGGAAATTATGAGGTGTATTTTGGCGATGGAATTTTGGGTAAAAAGTTATCGGATGGCGCAGTCATAACTCTATCATACTTGACAACCAACGCCGAAGTAACAAATCAGGCCAGCTTATTCAAGGTGAATTCAACCATAGGTGCATTCTCAAATATTACAGTTACCACCATAAATGCGGCATCAGGTGGATCACAACGCGAAACTATTGATCAGATAAAATTCGGAGCTCCACTGAACTTGCTGTCTCAGAACAGAGCTGTTACGAAAAATGACTATATTCGTCTAATACAACAGAGATATCCTTCATGGGAAGCTGTTAACGTATGGGGCGGCGAAGAGAACACTCCACCAGTTTATGGTAAAGTCTTTATTGCTGGTAAGCCAAGGCTAGGTTTCGAAGTTACTGACACAGAAAAAGAATTCGTCAAGAATGAAATATTAAAACCTATCAGTATTCTGACAGTTACACCAGAAGTCGTTGATATCGACTACAACTATCTGAAGATTCAGGCGACAGTTTTCTATGACAAAACAAAGACTACACAATCTGATGGTGAAGTCAAAACGGGATTGGCGACCACCATCCAAAATTACTGTGACGAAAACTTAAACCAGTTCAACTCATACTTTAAATACTCTGGGTTGAAGACCGCAATAGACAACTATGACAGGTCGATTACATCAAACGAAGTGGATTTGTTTATAGGTAAAAAGTTTAGACCTGTGCTGAATAGATCAGATAGTTATATTTTGGACTTTGGAGTAGAATTGAAGAGGGGTTCAACAAATGATACTTTCTATTCTTCTCCAGACTTCACCATGCAAGATGAGTTTGGAATTAGTCGCCAATGTTTCTTTGAAGAGATACCATCATCTTTCACGGGCCTAGAATCTGTTACTGTAATAAATCCGGGCTTCGGATACACATCAACACCAACTGTGGAAATTGTGGGTGATGGTTCGGGTGCAAAAGCTGTTGCAGAGATTGTTAACGGAAAACTATATCGTGTTAATGTAACTAATCCAGGCATTGGTTACACAACAGCCGCAATTAGAATCACTGGCGGAGGTGGAAGTATTGCATCAGCAAGCGCGGTGCTTGAAGGACGTTACGGCAAAATCAGAATTGCTTATTTCAAACAAGATGAGGTCAGCAGCCAAAGTACGAAAGTAATTATTAACACCAACAGAAATGGTGGTATTATGGGTGAAATTGACTATGTGCTAGGCAAAATTACACTGAATGAGTTCATGCCAAGTGCTGTCAATAACTTCTTCGGTGACATAACATTACACATGAAACCCGCTATAAATATCATACAATCCAAGCTGAACAAGATGCTTGTATTGGATGCGGACGATACAACGAGTATTGTCATTAAGACAGTTCAAATTTAATGGAAAAAACACTACTCTCAAGTTTGGTGAAAAACCACGTCCCGGGATTTGTTCGGGACGAATATCCTACGTTCATATTATTCCTCGAGAAATACTATGAGTGGTTGGAAACGACACAGCAAGTTTCTGAAGAGTTACACAATCTAAAAAATTCCTTTGACATTGATGCATCCAACAATTTCTACCTGGAACAACTGAGACAGGATCTTCTACCATATTTTCCTAGCGAAATAATGGCAGACAAGCGTTTGTTCCTGAAATTGATCGGTGCTTTCTATCGCACAAATGGAACACAGAACTCTATCAAATTCCTTTTCAGAGCACTATACAATGAAAATATTGATATCTATTATCCTAAAGATGACATTCTAATAGCATCAGACGGAAAATGGGTGTTGCCATTGGCACTCAGGATAGATACAAATGATTCCAACATTCTCAATATCGAGAAAACTTTACTAACTGGCCAAACATCAAAAGCAACTGCGGTTGTTGAAAAAGTTATTCGCTCAGTTGATCGACAGTTAGGCATCACATACATCGAAGTGTATGTTTCAAACGTCAGCAGGCAGTTTACAACAGGTGAAATAGTCAGCGCGGTATATAACAACGGCACACAAGACATAAGTGTCTCTGGTCGTTTGGTTGGCGCTTTGTCTGAAATTAGCATTGATCCTAGAAATCGTGGCTTATTGTATAATGGCTATGATGAAACAACTGGTTATCCAGGTGATCCAGTAACTATTGTTGGAGGTTTAAATCCACTAGCTTCATCACCAGTTGGCGCGATAGCTCACGTGGGACAAACAACTAAAGGTAGTATCACAGATATTGCCATCACGAATGGTGGCTTTGGATTTAGAAACCAAGATGATGATCCGGATACAATCATATTTGATTTTGTTGGTGGGTTTGATGGATCCATATTCGGCACAGAAGCTAAAGCTGAATTGTCATTGGTTGATGGAAACAGCAGTCGGACAATTAACGTTGCAACCACAAGTGTAAGCACACTGAATTCCGCACATATCAATATCGCATCAATAGAGTCAAACACAATCAGTTCTATTACAGGATTTGATTCGTTCAACGTATACTCAATGTCGTTTGTGTCTCTATCAGGCTCTGGTGGCGGATACAGATCAAAGCCCAGCTTAGAAACATTTAGTCTGTATAATGAAATTTATGATGATTCTCTTGTTATATCGTCTGCAAGTATCATCAAAGGAACAAGAATAATAACAGACAACACACAGAACCTGGCAAATTCATTTGAACCAGGTGACTATGTTCGCCTGTTCTTAAATAATCGCTATGAAGAAGTGTTGGTTGTGGATTCAGTAACCACTAACACAATAGGTTTTGCTAATGTTTTTCCAAATGACATTAGTGGTGTTTCAGTGTTTAAGGTGAATCGTAACGATTTGTATAAACTAGGATCACTAGGAAGAATTGTTGTAACGTCAGGTGGCACTGGATATCAACTAAACGATATCATAACATTCACAGGTGGCTCAGGATATGGTGCTAACGCATATGTCTCTGAGGTGTTCGCTGGCAATAATGGAATCAAAACTGTCACCATTAACAATCATTCATCTGGCGCATATGTCATAGGTGGTGAAGGATATGCTAGAGATTCTTTGCCGTCATTATCTGTCCAATCAGCTAATGGTGCAAATGCGGTCCTGCATGTGAGTGAGGTTACAGGTGATGGTGAATCACTAGATTTGACCACATCTAGAATTGGCTCAATATCGTCACTGAGAATTACCAGCTATGGTTATGATTATGTTGAGACTCCAAAGATTTCTTTGAGAAATGCAGATTTGGTGGTTAGCAACACGACGGAAGGACAGCTTTTTGTTTCCAACACCAGTGTTTATCAGGGAGCGTCTAATGTTGCTACAACATTCAAGGCGACTGTTGATAGTTACAATCCTGCAACAGGCATTCTACGTGTTTTTGATTATCGCGGCACAGTTGATACAAATATCAAGATAAACAGCGATGATGGAACAGTCAATGCTGACGTTATTTCATCCTCATTCTATGGTGATGGTCGTGCTAAGGCTACAGCAGATTTTGAGAATGGTCTGATTAGATATCCAGGACTCTATCTGAATACGGATGGCCAAGTTAGTTCTGATAAGCGTTTGCAAGATGGTGAAAAGTATCACAATTTCTCATACATCATTAAATCCAGAACTGATTATTCTAAATTTAAGAATCCATTGTATGATATATCTCATCCAGTGGGAACAAAAATCTTTGTAACTAGGATTGACGATAATCAAGAAACTGTGCCTTATGGTTCAAATTCACAAACTCTGTTGATCACAACATTGAACGACAGTTATAATATTTCAAGCAATTCAAATATTGTAACTTCTACGAATGTTTCATCCAATTTGAGATCGACAGTGAATGTTGGTGACTACATAATTATAAACAGTATTAACAAGCCAATCCAGAATACAATGAATGTTGTTTCTGGATCAAATGTTATTTTTGGTGCTGCAAACAGTGTCAACTTTATCAATGATTTGTTAGAAGGTGATGTTCTTAACCTATCAACAGGAAACACAGTCACGATTACAGAGGTGTCAAACTCGACATATGCCACAGTTGATACAATAATTGGTGTCACATCAGCTTCAGTAACAGCGAACGTGATATATGCGGAAATTAAGAAAGTCTCAGCAGTTACGGCCAACACAATCACTGTTACAACAAATTATAGACATAATGGTTCATTCTTGACAGCCAACGTACAGAAACACAGATAAATAAACCATGTCATCGTTATTAACAAAAAATTTCAAAATCCTTATGGCCAAGCAAATTCTGAATTTGCTTGATATTGGCTCAAACGCATATTTGCCAGAAGCTAGGAAGTCCTATGTCTACACATTCATAGGAAAAGCACTGCCGTGGAATTCCGGCACAGAAATTCCACCGGCTCCTATAGACTCCGATAACGCAATTAATGAGTATTACAGAAGAGGAATTCTGGCAAAACAGATTTCCTTGGAGAATGCTACCCTTGTCGTTCCAAGAATAAACTGGCAGGCGAACACAGTTTATTCCACATACACATCAAATACAAATTTTTATGTGTTGAATACCAGTGATCAAGTTTTCAAGTGTCTATCAAATGTCAGGTCAAATTTGGCATCAACATCACAGCCTGAACTCACACTATCAACAACCTCACTTGAAGAACCATACATTGAAACCGCTGATGGTTACAAATGGAAATATCTTTACACATTAACATCAACGCAAAAACAGAAATTTTTGGGTGATGAATGGATGCCTGTTACGTTCAACAAATTCGTAAGGGCGGCCGCAGCACCGGGCTCCATTGATGTGGTGACAATTACAAATAGTGGAAACAATTACACAAATGGTTCAACCCAATCGATCATCTCTATTGAGGGTGATGGAACTGGTGCGATATTGAAGGCCAACGTTGCTGGTGGACAAATTCAGGATGTAATTATCCAGAATAGGGGTTCAGATTATACATACGCCGCAATAACGATTCAGGATGTTGCTGGTGGTATCGGATCAGGTGGCGCAGCAGTTGTTTCTATTGCACCGCATTCAGGACACGGTTTTGATCCTGTTTATGAATTGAATGCGTCAACCATCATGTTCAACGTTGAATTTGATGGTGATGAAAATGACACTTTACCGACAGAAAATGATTTCCGTGAAATAGTATTGTTGCATAATCCTAATGAGTCTGGCGGTCAAGTACTGGCCGCAGGCAGTTCATATACATTATACACACGAATCAAAACTTCTCCTGGTGTTGGAGATTTCAATACAGACGAAATTGTATATCAAGGCGCAACTTTTGGAGATGCGACATTTACAGCAAATGTAATTTCATTCGATGAAGTACAAAATTACCTATACATCAATGACGTTCGTGGAACACTGCAACAAAATCAGACCATCAAAGGTCTATCTTCAGGCTCAATTCGTGTTGTTAACTCAATCAAAGCGCCCACATTAGATTTATATACCGGCAAGATTTTATACATATCAGATAAACTGCCGATCACACGCGATCCCTCACAAACGGAAAGAATCCGTTTTATCCTGAGTTTCTAAACGAGGAATAAATGACAACTCTATTCAATTACGATCCATATTATGACGACTTCGATGAAGATAAAAACTTCATGCGAGTGCTTTTCCGCCCAGGCTATTCAGTCCAAGCAAGAGAACTGACACAGCTACAAACAATATTGTCTAACCAAATTGAGAAATTTGGTAATCACATTTTCAAAAGCGGCAGCCCAATCGTTGGGGGCAAAGTCTCATTAGACGACAAAGCAAATTATGTCATTTTGCAGCCACAATATGGCAATGAAGATATCGTTGTTACAGATTTCTTAGATAAAATTGTTGTATCTTACGGTTCAACAAAAGACGTTCGCGCCAAAGTTATCGCTGTTGAAAGTACAACATCTAATCCTATCCTCGTTCTGAAATATTTGAGCGGAGAACGTTTCGCTGAAAGCGATGATCTTCGTGTATATGGTCAAAACATATTCGGAACATTGGCTACAACCGCAGCGACTGGCGGTTCATATGTTGCATATCTGCAAGAGGGTGTTTATTACTTTAAGGGTCAATTTGTTAAAGTTGTTCCACAATATCTAATCGTTGAACTATTCTACAGGCTAGGATCATCATCAACCATCAACTCACAGCCATCATACAAAGTCGGTATAGAATTTACTGAAGTGTTGGTTGATGAAATTGATGACACTTCCCTGTTGGATCCAGCGCAGGGTGCATTCAACTATCAAGCACCGGGTGCAAATAGATTCCAAATTCAAACAGCACTCGCTAAGAGAACATTAGATTCCGCTGACGTTTCATCCTTCTTTGAAGTGATTCGTCTGGTAGCTGGCGTTAGGACAAAAGAGATTCAATATCCAATATACAGTGAAATTGAAGCATTGTTGGCCAGAAGAACCTTTGATGAATCTGGCAACTACACTGTTGATCCATTTGTCATCTCTATTGATGAGGGTGATTCTGCTAATGGTATGTTCAATGTCGTATTGGATCCAGGCAAAGCGTATGTCAATGGATATGAATTCCAAACGATTGCGCCAACAACAATCGAGTTAGCACGTGGGCGCGATGTGTCTAATGTATCAAGCTACGATTTACCTACCAATTATGAGTCATCTGTAGTATTGGACAGCATTCGTGGTACATTGAATATCACAACATATCCACAGTTAGATATTCACATTGTACCAACAAACTCAATCAACCTGACAACAACAGCAGCATATAACAGCACAAAAATAGGTACTACCCGTGCGAATATGATGCGTTATAATGACTCGACAACCAGTACTATTGGTGATACACACTCTTTCACAGTTAACGTTTTCGATGCAGTTGGCTCAGCGATAACCGGAACAGTGCCTGCAGGTTCATCCACAACAACAATTAAGTTGCCGACAACATTTTCCGCCACAGCTGGTGCAAACGTGTATGCAAACATGTTGTTCCGAATTGTTAGTGGTGATCTAGCGGACGATGGTCCATTGCCAATCGTTTCATCGAACGCAACTTACATCACACTATCAACTTCACTGTCTAAAATACCAAGCACAGCCAATGGTGATTCATTCTCAATTGAATCCGACTTCAAACAAGCTGAGTCCCTGGTAATAACTGATGGCACATCCATCACATTCTCTGGAAACATCAACAGTGATTCTAAGAATTCACTGACTGGCTTTGCATATATTAATGAACCAAAACGTTCCAGCTTATTGTTCAATGTTCCTTATGATGCAATCAAAGACGGAACTATCGACAATATGGATTTGTATGCCAGAAAAGCATATCTAAACAGAACAAGTGATGCGGGCGGATCCATAACAATCAACGCAGGTGGTACAGACTCATTTGCATTTGCTGGAAGTCCAGGCGTTATTTCAGATTCTCTGATTCTGAACAACATCATTTGTACAGTTCGTAGCGGCGTATCGTCCAACACACAGTATGGCATCACAGCTAACAGTGTATTGAGTCTTGCAAATAATAACTTTACTGTTACCGCAGTATCTCCAACACAGTTTACAGTCAACTTGGTTGTGCCTGGTGTTTCGGTGGACTTTTTGATTACAACAAAAGTCAATGATGCAGAGAATGCTTCTACAGGTTCAACTCGCGGCAAACAGATGATACCACTAACTAGTGGTGCAGACTTACATGCAAAAGTTCCTAGTGAACTTGGTGGCGCAAACACACTGAATGCTGCAAACACTTCAGGTGAAGTCACTACATTCAGTGGTGGTTATGTGTTTACTTCAGTTGGTGCAACCAACTTCACAGGCAACGCTATTCTAACTGATCTACGTACTCCAGGTAAACCAGTTAGCCTACAAGTTGCTGATGTGTATGAGATTGTTGGAGTATATGACTCTAAGAGTCCTACAGCAAACGTATCAACAGCAATGTTGACGACAGCCACCAACGATATCACAGACAGTTATGAGTTTGATAACGGTCAGAAGAAAAATTACTATGACCATGCTACCATCAAATTGAAGCGTGGTTATAGTGCTCCGACAGGCACAGTTTATGTGCAGTACAGATACCTGAAACACATTGCATCTCCTGCGACTGGTGGTGCTGGTCTATTCACCGTGGATTCGTACCTACAAGCAGGTTCAAATATGTCTTACGGTGACATTTCAGTATTTGCTAACAACGAAGATCAGAAACTTGTGCCATTGAGATCATCGTTTGATTTCCGTCCAACAAGAGCAGTTGCTAGTACAACACTATCTGGTGCACTGAATCCTGAGCCACTTGAACAAATTACAATGGACTACGATTACTACTTGAGTCGAATCGACCAAGTGGTTGTGAAATCTTCCAGAGAATTTGCTGTTATCAAAGGTAAGTCTGCGATCAATCCAATTGCACCTCCAGTCAACAACAAAGACATGTTGATTTACACACTGTATGTTCCAGCATATACAGATTCTGTGAATGATGTTCGTGCAGATTTCAAAAATCATCGCCGCTATACAATGGGTGATTTGCAGAATTTTGAAGAGAGAATCAGTGGTCTTGAGTACTATGTTTCCCTAAGCACATTGGAGAAAGATGCAGCAGCAACTAAAGTTCTGGACGCAAACGGTCTAGAGCGTTCAAAGTATGGCATCTTGGTAGATAACTTCACAAGTAAAGACAATCAAGCAACACGCGATGAAGTCAATTTTGACAACAGAAACTTGATTGAGAATGGTACACTCCAACCTGCATCTCTGATGCGCACGGTCAAGTTGATTCCTAGAACTGGCGACAACGTTGGTTCAGCATTCATCGCAGGAACAGGCACCAAGAAAGCTATGATGCTTTCTTACACAGCCCGTGAATTTGCAAAGCAGCCTTATGCAACAAAGTCTATGACAGTTGCAGATGCAGTTTTTGCTAACTTCAAAGGTAAGACAAAGCTATTCCCCGAATTCAGTGGTGATGTTGATACCGGCAGCACCGCAAAAGTTACACTGAACTCCAATCAGGGAATTTCAAATGCGTTCAATTTTATCAATGACGCATTCAAATACATTTCTGACAAAACTCCGACTTGGCAAAATGACAAAGATAGTCCTTTTGCAACAATCGCAGACAGTCAGTGGTACAAGACAGTACGTGAAGTTGATAGAAATAAAGCAACAGTCCAAAGTCTGGGTGGAAACACATGGGGCTGGGTTGCACCAGTAAATGATAACACATATCTGACCGCTGGCGCTGAACTGAAGCAGAAGCAAATATCCACATCTTCTTCTCAAGTCAATTTAGGTTCATTCGTTACAGATTTGGCAATTCAGCCATACATGAAGTCTAAGCAGATTCTGTTTACTTCTGAAGGTGTTCGCCCTAAAACTGTAATGTATTCGTTCTTTGATGACACGGATGTCAACAAGTATATCGTTGTTCCTAACCAAGTAACATTGAATACTGCATCACAGACACTAAGAGCTGGTGAATCTGTGCTTATCGCAAACACTATTGCTGACTTGGCTGCCAATTTGTCAAGTTTGATTGCGGGCGGCACATCTTATGATCCAGCATTTGTTGTTGTGAGTGAAAGAGGATCTGCTAACGTTTCCATCATCAATGAAACAGGTAAAACTCTAGCAGGAAAATTTGTTTATGGTTTGGATACAGGAAGATATTATACCATATCCACAATCAATGAGCATCGTTCAGGCTTAGGTAATACAACCACCACCACAATTACACTTGATGCTGGTGCGTCTTCTGCCAATGGATACTACACCGGAAATACTGTTACGATTGTTCGTGCAGCTAATTCCAATGATGGCCTAGGACAACAACACACAATTACAGCATACAATGGAACAACCAAAGTTGCTAACGTAAGTGGTACAATTGCAACGACAGGACAAGTTATCTATTCAATGGGTAACAATAAGACCAATAAGCTCGGACAAGTTGGTGGTGCATTCTATATGCCAAAAGCAACTTTCCGTTCAGGTCAAAGAACCTTCCGTGTAACCGAGTCGTTCAATAACACATATGATGCCGATTCGATCTCTTTTGCAGATAAGACATATACTGCATCTGGATTGATTGCGAACAAGACTGAATTGATTGAATCTGTGTTGAACGTTGATGTTGATTTCAAGATCACTGGCACACAAACAAGCGACAAACTTGTAAACTCTGTTACAGTTGGATCACAGGTGTTGAGTAGCTGGGCGGTTGATCCACTGGCTCAAACATTCTTTGTTGATGCTGAATTGTATCCACAGGGTCTATTCTTGGATAGCATTGATTTGTTCTTCCGTGCAAAAGACGACAATCAGTTGCCTGTTACTGTGCAGATTCGCCCAACAGTCAATGGATTCCCATCTTCAGACTTCTGGTATCCAGAATCTGTTGTGACAAAGTATCCATCGGAAATTGTTGTTTCTGAGTCACCATCTATTTTGGATGCGACCAACACAAACTTCAAATTTGACATTCCTGTGTTCTTGAAGCCTGGTTTATATGCGATGGTTCTGTTGACAGATTCTCCACAATACAGTGTGTGGGAAGCTGAAAAGGGTGGCACAACAAGAAACAACGAATATGTTGACAAACAACCATATTCAGGAACATTGTATAAGTCACAGAACGCTAGAGAATTCTCACCGTTCATCAATGAAGACTTGATGTTCAAAATCAACCGTTGCGTGTTCTCAACAACATCAGCAGTTCACGTTCTACAGAACGAAGGATTGACAACACCAATCAACATGGATAAGATTCGTTTGCTTGAAACAGCAATCGTGCCATCAGATACATTGGTAAATGTTGAACGCACAATTTTGACAACACCATTGGGTGGCACAAAAGAAAGCACACCAAGAGCAATTTCACCTGGACAAATCTATAGTTTTGCGTCAGATGAATTGTATGCAGTGGGTTTCCGTAGAAAGTCTATCGGCACTCAAAATAGTTTCACTATGAGAGTTGCTATGTCCACAACAAACGATGCAATCTCTCCTGTGATATCACTGGAAAGTGCTGCTATCAACGTGTGGGAAAACTTCTTGGATAATGCTGTAATTGATGCTGAAGATTTCACAATCGTTTCTCCAGGTTCTGGTTACAGCAACTCAAACAACATCACAATCACAAGTTCAACAGGAACTGGTGCAACAGCCAACTTGAGCGTTGATGCTAACGGTAATGTTGTTGGAATCTATGTTTCCGCTGGTGGCTCCGGTTATCTTGACGACTTCACAATCTCATATCCATTGGTCGGTTCAGGAACGGTAACAGCTAACGCAAACATTGTTTTGAACAGTGAGCACGATTCATCTGGTGGTCCATGTCTAGCTCGCTACATCACAAAGCCAATCACACTTGCTGATGGCTATGATGCGGGCGACTTGAGAGTTTTCTTGGGTGCAAATAAACCAGGTAGCTCAGAAGTTTCTGTTTACTACAAGATTCTTTCCGGCAACGACAATACGACATTCAAAGATCGTGGCTATCAGAAAATGGTGTGTATCAATCCAACTACAACACCATCACTTGATGCATCATTCCGCGAATATGAATATCGCCCATCAGCGACAGTCAATGCAGTATCATATGTTGGTGAAAATGGTGTAACACACGACACATTCAAAACATTCGCAATCAAGATTGTTTTGACATCCAGTGATCCAGCAGTTGTTCCTACAGTTAAAGATTTGCGTATTATTGCAACTCCGGCAGAATGACCATGCACATAAAAGTAGAAGGAACAAATTTTGTAAAAGACACCGGCACAAACGCCCTGCTAATGACAGGGCGTGCAGGTCTAACAGAAAATGAAGCTAGAAAAAGATTGGCTGATAGGATCAATGGTAAAAACGATGATATAAATAACCTAAAAGTGCAAGTTCAAGACCTGTCTTCTGATATACAGGAGATAAAATCACTATTAGCTTCACTGTTGCAACAGAGTAAATAACAATGGCAATTCCAAATATCACAAGAAATAATACAGTTGATGAGTGGAGAATACAGACCAATCAGTCTGCTAACACACTAAACACATTAGAAACTGG